CTATTCCCTGCTCCAGGCATTATCCGATCAGATTTCGGGTGTCCATGACATTACCCAAGGTAGGAAACCTACCGGTGTTACCGCTGCTTCAGCCATTCAGGAGATGCAGGATGCTGCTCAGACCAGGATCCGGTTGAAGGAACGTAATATGCAGGCTTCATTGGTTCAGCTCGGGACTATGGTTATTAACCGTATGCTTCAGTTCTATACCAGTCCCCGGACGGTCCGGGTCACGGGTATTCAAGGTTGGCCGGAGTTTTATGAGGTGTTCTTCTCCAAGGATGAGCAGGAGCAGTACACCATGAATCACAAGTCGTACAATTTCGCCCCAAGCACCAGGCAGTTTACCCCGGTCTCGGACTGGGCACAGGTTGGTCCTTCTAAGGGTGAGTTCGATATAGAGGTCACAGCGGGCACATCTATGCCGTTTATGAAGCAGCGTAGAAGCCAATTGGCTTTCCAACTTTATCAGCAGAAGGCCATCGATCAGGAAGCATTACTCGCTGCAGTTGACTGGCCGAATTATCAAGAAGTCATGCGGAGACAGCAGGCAGCAGCTCAGGCCCAGGCTCAGGCAGCACCCCCAGCGGCAGCACCAAACGCCATGGGATTAAGTCCAATGGAACAACAGATTCCGGTCCAACAATAAAGGAGACGAAGTATGGCAAATGACTATCCAAACGTACAAGACATTCCTGAAGTTCAGGGAATGCAGGCTCCTGTGGGGCCGCAATCAGCACAGCAGGCCCCGGTTTCGGGTGCCCAGCAGCTCATGAACCCCATTATCGGGGCCATGAAGGTCATTGGAGCATCCATCAAAGCCCAACAGGCCAAAGGTAATCCCAATGCCGCTGGCATGAGTCAGGCATTTAGTGGCTTACTCCAGAACATGTCGGGTCAGGTAGCAGGAGCGAATACACCTGAGGTAGCAACACCCCAGGCAGTTCCCCCAGCTCCTGTTCAGCAGCAGGCGCCACAGGCCCCAGTCGGTCAGGCTCCTCAATCCGTGGCACCTCAGGCAGCGCCCCAGGTCCAGGGTCAGTTACCCCAGGCAGCGGCTCAGAATAGGCCGGCACCAGGGACACAGCCGACCACCCGTCCACTTAACAATGCACGTCCATTCGGCCAGTCGCCGGGACAGAGACCGATAAGCAAACAGCCAGTATTAATCTAATAACTCATTTATAACTCATTAGGATCTACTGAGGGTTATAAGTACAAAAGAAGGAGAGACCAGTATGGCAGGATCATTCGAAGGTGTTTACACAGATGATGAAGGACTTGCGTCGGGTACTGAATACTCGATGCTTGGTGCTATGGGATCAGCTGGACAGTCCAAGGGGACAGAGCTTGATTCTCCGGAAGAGAATTTTAATGGAAGCTCCATGAGCCCCGGTGCTCTGGGTAATCCTGGGAACTCCCTTCCGTCAGTGTCAAATGGATCGACCCCGTCTGGGGATGGTTCGTTTGACTGTTTAGCGGATTCATACCCGAAATTCTAAGAACGCACAAACCTGGGGTTAGTAGCAATACCGAGCAATGCGCCCCGCAACTCGAAAGCAGGTAGATTATGGCTGAAGGATACGAAGCAATTACGGCTGAATTGGACGCTGAGCAATCTGGAGACGGAACTCAGGCACCGATCGAAGGCCAAGACGAATATACAGAGGACCAGGGGCAACCTGAGGGTCAGACGCAGGAACCGGCTCCCCAGTCCGACTGGGATGGATCGCAATGGCAACTCAAGTATAGAGACCAGACGATTGTCCCCAAGGACCGAGAACATTTGATAGCTCTTGCTCAGCAGGGGTATTCTTATTCGAGTCGGATGAAGGAACTGAAAGACAGGGAATCAGAGCTTGAAGGGATGAAGGGGAAGTACTCTCAGTACGAGCAACTCGAGGCCGCATTTGAGAAGAACCCAGAGTTCCGTCAGCAGATTCTCCAGTGGTATCAACAGTCCACGACCCCGGGGCAGCAACAGCAGCCTCAGGGACAGCCAGCACAGGGACAAGGACAGGTTCCCCCGGAGATCCTAAAGGAGATCCAGGAACTTAAAGGTTGGAAGCAGCAATTCGAATCTTACCAAGCCTCGCAACAGCAAGCCGCTGCCGATGGCGAAGTGGAGAACGAAATCAAGACACTTCAGGAGAAGTACCCGAGAGATGACTGGGATGTACTCAGTTCTACCGGTAAGACTTTCATCCAGGAAGTTATTGAGCATGCTTACAAAAATGGCGGTATCAAGCTCGAGACAGCTTACCGAGATCTCGCCTGGGATCAGAACAAGGTCAACACCGAAGCAGAAACCCTTAAGAGAGCTGCAGCGGATCAGGCCCGAGCGAAGAAAGCAGGCGTAGTCGCAGGTGGGAAGTCGAGAGGCGCAGTGCCACCAAGTCAAGTGAACCCGGCCGGCATGGATTATGGTGATATCGAGAAGCACATCAAAGCAGAATACAACATTCACTAACGCAGGAGTTTACAAATGGCCTTGTCATATAATGAGATCTCAGCGATCACTGAAAAATATTTCAAACCGAAACTGGTTGATAATATTTTCAAATCGAACGTACTGTTTTCGCGTCTTCGTGACAAACAGGAAAAGCTTGACGGTGGAGAACGTGTTCTTCTGCCCGTCGCATATGCAACCACAACGGCGGCAGGTGCGTACTACGGTGCGGACACTCTCCAAACGAGCCCGAATGACCAAATAACCAGCGCCGAATTCATCTGGAAACAGTATTACGCGAATATTACCATCACCGGTCTTGATGAGTTGAAGAACTCTGGCGACGCGGCGAAGGTTTCATTCGTCAAGAGCAAAGTGCAGTTGGCTGAAAAGTCCCTTGCCTATGCCCTTGGTAACGACATTTACAACATCGGAACCGATGCCCAGGCCCTGGTCGGACTTCGTGCAGCGGTCAACAGTTCTTCCAACTATGGTGGAGCATCGACCACATACGGTGGTATCGATCGTTCGAGCTATTCGTGGTGGAATGCACAGGTTGACAGTTCGACAACGACTCTGTCCATCAATGCGATGGAATCTCTGTTCGGTCTTTGCACAATCGGTAACGTGCATCCGACATTGATCGTCACCACCCAGGCCGTCTGGGACAGTTATTTCGGTCTCCTTCAGCCGCAACAGCGCTTCACCGACAGCAAGATGGCCGATGCGGGCTGGGCCAACATCACATTCCGTTCGGTCCCGGTGATCGTTGACAATAGAGCACCAACTGGTTTCATGTTTATGGTCAATGAGGACTACATCAAGTTGTACACTCATTCCAAACGTGATTTCAAGTTCGAGCCTTTCATCAAACCGGTCAATCAGGACATCGCGACCAGTAAGATTTACTGGGCTGGTATCCTGGCTTGTGACAACCCACGTTTACAGGGTGTCATGACCGCGCTCACAGCTTAATCGTTCGTTCACAGATTGGGAGGGGAAGCAATTCCCCTCCTGTCAATAGGGTTGCCTTTGCCCTAATCATTTTCAGGAGTTTATCATGTCAGCAATGTCTTATAAGTTAGTCAACGAAGAGTCGGTCTCTGCTGTTACAGCGAGCCCGTCTGTCTCGATCGGTACCCGTCGTCTTGAGGGTGGCCGTGAATACCTGTATGCTTGCAACGGTGCAACGCACACAGCAGCTGTCGGTTATTGCGTTATTGCTTCGGCAATGTCCGGTGGATCGTTCACAGTAACAGCAGTCGGTGGAGAAATCCCCATGGGTGTTGTTATGCATGCGGCGATCCCTGGCGGAAGCTACGGATGGCTTATGACTCGTGGTATCGTCCACGGTTACTCGGGATCGGCTATCGCTTTTGGTAAGGCTGTTATCGTTGGTGCCCTCGGAACAATGGAAGAACTCACCTCGGCAACAGCCGGTGTGGTTCCTGTCATGCCGATCGGTACTGCAATCACAGCGATTGCTTCTGCCGGAACCGGTGCGGTCCTTATTCGCGCTCTGTAATCTAATTCGGGCATGGGTCTTTCCTCCCGCTCTCCCCCCAGGTTGAGCAGGGGAGAGATCCCAGCCCGGTAATATTCAAACTGGGGGGAAGTGATGGCGAAAGTGCATTCGGACAATCCGTGTGATCAGATTATGGCAGATATGTCGGAGGGCAAGAAGGAGACTGGTAAAGTGTTAGTAGATCACTCTACATTATACGCTTATCAGGATCGGATCAAGGAGCTGGAAGCAGAGAAAGTCGCTATCCTCGAAAAACAGAAGGGGATGGTGCCTATGATTCTGAACTACCAAGGCTACATTGATACGCCTCCTGTCTCCAAGGAACAACTTTGGGGCAGTGCAGTGTCCAACGATACGATCACAGTCACGAGTTGGAAGACGAAGTGGCTGGCAAACATCAAGGGGAATGTAGAACTCAATGATATTGTCGGTAATTCGGCCATGTCGGAGTTCGGGAAGTACTCTTGTCAGCCAGTAATCTGTGCAGGATCAGGCCCGAGCCTGAAGAAGAACGCACATTTGTTAGGTTCCAGACCCAGTCGTATGGGTCTTGTCTCATGTCTGCATAATTTCGCGTATTTTGTGGACTTGGGAATCGTTCCGGATGGCTTTGTAACCCTGGATGCCGGGGACATTGTCATAGAAGAGCTCAGTCAAGGCGGAACGAGACCAGCGGAGTACTATTGGGAGGCTACTAAGGATCATACCTTGATAGCAGCTCTGGTTACACCGCCGGAACTGATTAAAAAGTGGAAGGGGAAGATCGTATGGTTCGATGCCCCGGTCCCGGATCAGGGTTATCAGGATGAACGTAAGAAATTGGTGGATTTTAATGTGTTTTTCAATGTTGGCGGGAATGCTTTGGGTGCTGTGTATTACCATGCACGGGCAATCCTAGGCGGAATGCCAATAATCTTCGTAGGCGCTGACTTTGCCTTCGATTATACGCACAGGTTCCATCCGTTTAACAGTCCTTATGACCAGCAGTTCCGTGGAGTGATACCTTGCACCGATGTTTTTGGTAACAGGGTACATTCGTGGCAAAGTTACTATAATTTTAAGGCGTGGTTTGACTTCCAGGCCCAGGGTGGGCAGGGGAATAACCCCGTTCAGATGATAAATGCGACCGAAGGTGGGATTCTTGGTGCGTACCCGCAAGGGAACATACGACATATCCAGCAGTTGGCATTAATGGATGTCCTGGCTATGTATAAACACCATGAAATGCTTCCCACGCTCACGAAAGGTGAGCCGGGTAAACCAGTACTACTTTTTTAATAGGAGGCCATAAAATGGCTATGGAATTAACAGCCGATTTCACAGTATTCGGCAACAAACGGATTTGTGAAGGGCTCATCAACATGACGGGTGTCGCTTCGGGTGCAGTTGCAACCGGATTGAACAATGTTCTGTTCGCAGCTGTGTCCCTGTCTGGTTCTTACACCTCGGGAACGACCCCGATGGTCCGGACCAATATCAATTCGGCTGCAACAACGGCTGCTGGGTACATCCAGGTTGTTGGTGCAACGGCGGGCGATCAGCTCCGTCTCTTCGCATACGGTAACTAACAAGGAGTAATCATGAACGGTGAATTCCGACAGATTCAATCCTTGTCCATTGCCAGCGGTGCAACGATGACCACGTATGCTATGGTTAATGGGTGCGAGACCTTAAATATCCGCATCCCTACCCAGGCTACTGCGTCCATCTATGCTGTGCTTGGTTCGGAGACATACACATCAGCTTCTTTCCTTCCGGTATTCACAAATAGTCCCGCGTCTGGGGTCGTAGCTCTTGTTACACCGAGCTCGGTCCAGGGTGCGATCTATCAGTTGAACATTGGTCAGGGTCTGAAGTATGTCGTGCTCCAGTCCAATACAGTATTGGTCGATGGTTCGGGTAAGATTGAAGTTAATGCTATAAAGTAAGGACGATTTTCGTCAATCACCCTCCGGGGTGTGTGAATCCTCTACAAAGGGATGAAATCATGGCCAGCAAGAAAAGTAAGATCACGAACATGCGGGACGAAGCTTATGTGCAGGAAGTTAACGGCGTAAAGTACAATATCAAACCGGGTGAATCACTCATCCTTGATAGATACGAAGCCGTCAACGTTGTCGGGCATTATTGCGGTACAACCAAGGTATGTCTGAAGATCGAGCATATAGACGTCCCGACCGGGGAACCGGCCCAGGCTAAATCGGCCCAAGTGTTCGTAGGACCTGATGGTAAAGAGTTTCCTACCAAGGAAGCGCTTATGGAGCACTTGAAAAAGGGGAAGTAAATGACTCCCGCTAACGTATTGACTACTGTTCGCGATCAGCTCTATGAGCCCGTACCAGCTTTCTGGACGGACTCTGAGCTTTATAATTATATGTGGCAGGCGGAGCAGGAAATTGCTCTGCAGACCAAATGTACGCAGTCTCAGACTTTTACCACCACCACGACCGCAGTGTCTATGTACACCCGGCCGGTTGATTGCTATTATATCGAGCGATTGACATGGGATAAAGTAAAACTGAAGAAGATCGACCTCACTGACCATGACGCACTGCAACGTGTGGCATATGGTGGTGTATATACAATTGGTCGAGCCATGCATTACTACGAATACGGGGATCAGATCGGTCTCTGGCCTATTCCCTCATATTCAGCCCCGATATGCTTCTGGTATCAACAGACACCAGTCCAGATCACGACTGCATCCACACAGTTCACTGTCCCATCCCTGTTCCACAACATGATTGCGGACTATGTCTGCTATAAAGCTGTGCTCAAAGATCAGGATGATTCCAAAGCCAAGTTCTACAAACAGCAATGGGATCAGGCCATGGTTCGGGCCTATCAAGCTTGGCAGCAGAAAAAGAACAGTGATTTCTATCATGTTGTCAAGGAAGAGGATTCTTACAGGAACGTTGAACTGGGGATGATCTAACATGGCATTCCTTCCTGCACAGAACCGGGTCAATGTAAAGCTTCCTGTCCTGGACGGGGGGCTGAACACCAAGTTCACGGATGTAAGCTGCCCTCTTAACAGCATCCCGGACGGGGAGAATGTCCTATTCGATGAGTTCGGAGCAATCCGGACCTGTCTGGGATATTCTGCTGCGTTCGACATAAGCACCGGTCCTATTGACTGCATGGGTGTGTATCATAATGATACCTATGGTCAGTTGATGCTGGTTGCCGCCTCGAATGGTGATCTCTACGCTCAGGTCTCAACAGCCACATTCGCAGTTATCAGTGGATCCACAGGTATTTATACAGCTCCGACGTCTTCCATGGAGATTGTCACAGTTACTTCTTTCCCTGTCTTCTCGGACGGGCAGATCAATCCGTATAAGTGGGATGATGGAGAAGTCGTGCGATACGGATCACCAGCCCCCCAGACGGGGAATGTCCAGGTCACATGGGCCACGACGGTCGGTGATCCGAACGGGATCTATAATTATGCGTTAACATATGTTAACAAGAATGGGGTTGAGTCGGATTATACAGTCATTGTGACTGGGGATTATGTGCCCCTTGCTCAGAATGAGTTGTCGAGTATCCCAGTACCCCCTAGTTCTTACGGCGTTGCCACTAAGAACCTATATAGGACCACGGCTGCGGCAAATACGCTCTACTGGAAGGTGACAGCTTTGACAGCCGGCGCCACAGTCTATATAGACAATGCAGCGGACGGAGTTTTAAATGAGGCTGCCCCTCTTGATCACGGTATGCCTCCAAAAGCCAAGTATATGTGCTATTACCGAGGCCGGGTCTGGGCCGCAGGTGATCCTGCCCATCCTTACCGGTTATCCTTCTCCAATGCAGGGGAAGTCGAGACATGGCCGTCAACGAATAACATTGAGATCGAACCTGGCGATACTCTGCCCATTTCAGGGATAGAGGCATTTGGTAATTCGATCGTGATCCATAAAAACGATGGACAGAACTTCGGTTCTGTCTATTTGCTCTACATAGGGGATGCAACGGGAACTGCTGACACGACCAACTGGTATGTATTCAAGTCACCCGCTGCATTCTCGAGTGTAGCCCATAAATCGCAGGCTTTCTTCAAGAACCTGATGTTCTACCTTAATAGGACAGGGTGTTACGCGTTTACAGGCCAGGACCTGGCCCGGACATCGGCTGATAGTGATGCCGGCCGTTTCCAGGTTAATAATCTGACGTTTAATATCGATACGGATGTTAAGTCGTGGAACTCTGTAGCTTTGGATGGTTCCGCGGCTATCCAGTTCGACAATAAGATCTGGCTCTCAGTCCCGGTCGGGAGTGACCAGGCTGATAACAATGCCGTTTATATGTACGACTTCGTTCGATTGGATAGTGCGGCACAGGGTGTATGGGGCAGGATCAAGTATCCGGGCCTGAAAGACTTCCAGGTTTCCAATGGTGTTCTGTATGGTGGGACCTATGATGGGAAGATCATTCGTCTGCATAACGGTACAAGTTTTAATGGAACATCGATATCTCCATACTTCATGACGGCCCCGATATCCGGGGATCCTACTCATCGGGAGCATACGAAGACGTTCCGTATACTTTATGTGACCCATGACCTGCCTGGGGACTGGGATCTACATGTTGAGTGGTATGTGGATTTCTACAATCAGCCGAGTGGGACAGCGGTTATACCTTTGGGTGTGGGGCTTCCGATCTGGGGATCGAGCCTGTGGGGTGCATTCACTTGGGGAGCGACGGGGTCCAAGCGGTCAAGGGTGATCATACCTAATGCGACAGGGAAAATAATCCAGTTTAAGTTTTATACGACTGGTGTAGGTAATACATTTAAAATCAAAGAGCTTGAGCTCGATTATAATCTTCGTTCGAAGAGGGGTTAACAATGGGCGTTTCAACTATACATCCTATCCGAGTCAATCCAGCGACTGCTGCATCAACAATTTCGATAACGATGCCGACAGCACCTGTCGTGGGTCAGATGCCCACTATCACCGAGACCCCGACCGGGGGTTTTGTTGGAACGGCTCCGGTACAGACCTATGAGGCACCTCAGTGGGGTACTGTAACGGTACCGTCGATGGGCGCCATCAACATACCGTCTTATGTCTCGATGCCCTATACGACTCCGTCTTATCAGAATCAGATAGCATCGGCTGCTGCAATGACGTACGAAGCTCCTCAGATGCCTTCAGTATCTGTGTCAGCTCCCCTGTCTTTGCCGAGCCTGGTCCTGTCCGGTCTGGGTCAGACATATGAGGCTCCTCAGATGCAGGGATTCACAGCACCTTCTATGGCTCCGATCATCCTTAATTCTGGAATAGTAACTACGGGTTCACAAGTTTCTTATGCCATGCAGAATATTACGTCCGGGCCTACAACTTATATGTTCAGCCCGGTATCCGGGTCCACATATAATTTCAACACTGCAGTCACAGCAGGGGCCGGCGCCACTTATGCATCTGGTATTTACGATACCACATGGCATCCGCCTACGAACTCGGCTGGGGTATCAGTGTATGATCTCCAGAGACAGGGCGTCGATGCCCAGATCAATGCCGATCTTGCCAAGCGTATGGAGGCTCTTAAGGCTCAGTTCGCTCAGCGTGGGGAATCGGGCTCGGGCTTGGAGCAGGAAGCTATCCGTAAACTGCAGGCTGATGAGGCTATGGCTAAGGCCCAGGGTATTGGTACGATAGATCAATCGGAACTCAAAGATGCCCAGGCCCAGGCCGAGGCAGCCAAAGCTCGTGCGGGTACAGCAGCTCTTCAGACACAGTCCTTGGATGTACAGTCAACCATTGCTTCTGCAACCCTGACTCTGCAGGACAAGATCCAGTCCGGACAGTTAAACCTTCAGGCACAGGGTCTGACGCTTCAACAGGCACAGTTGATGGGTTATACGGACCCGGCGACCGGACAGCATGTCAAAGGTTCTTTGGAAATAGCAGCAGGCACTCTGGATCTTCAGGGGAAGACTTTGGAAGATCAGGAGAAGGAACTCTTCGGTTATACAGATGCACAGGGTAATTTCGTTCCCGGTAAGATGGCGAACCTTAATGCGGACCAGAAACGTCAGGCCGACCAGTTGTATGGGTACACAGATCCATCAACCGGGCAGCACGTTATGGGTACTCTGGAATTGCAGAAGTTCTCTGCTGACATAGCGGCCCAGGGCATGTCCCTTCAGGAAGCACAGCTTAAAGGATTCACGGACGCCAATGGTGTCCATCATATGGGGACGCTGGAACTTCAGCAGTATGCTACGGACATGACCAAGAATTTGGCCATTCTCCAGAACCAGTTCAATTTGGGTATTCTTGATAAGCAGCATATCCTTGCCGAGGACTCTGCGGTTCAGACGGCTACCGCTAATACCTATTACATGATGGGTGTTAATGGAGAGGCTCTTTCTCCTTCGGATCTCGCCTCATTATCCCAGACAAATCCTCTGGCTTACCAGTCGTATAAAATGGGACAGGGTGGGAAGACCCAGACGGACCTTAATAATCTAATAACACAGACCAACCAATACCGTGCTCTCCAGATTGAGAACATGGATGACCCGAACATAATGGACACTCTTACCAGAATGTTTGCTTCGTGGGGTAATGATGAGGCAGAGGCAGTACTTAACAGCCCAGGGTTCGGGGTACATACAGCGGCGACTGGTACTGCAGTAACAGCAGCGACAGCAACCCATACTACTCAGACCATTAATCTGAGTACTGCAGGTGGGGATGGTTGGCCGGTAGGGTATTGGGTGACAGCAAACACTCCTGGCGCCGTTTATATAACCACGACCAGGACCAAGGCTGATGGAACTCAGGAAACCAAATCAGGATACCATGTACCAGCGGGGGCATCGAGATAACTATGGACGTACGACAAGCCAGAGATTACAGTAATCTGCAGCATGGGGAAGTTCACCATGTCCGAAGAGACACCCTTACCCAGGCCGGGACCCAGGTCCCATCAGGGAAGTATAATGTAGTCCATGAGGGTGACAAGATATCCCTGATGAATGAACAGGGTAAGATACACGTAGGTAATAGTGATAAAAATAAAACACATTGGGACCATGCGGCCAACCCTCTCGTAAGTGGGTTTTGGGATCATCCAGCCATGGCCATTCCGGTAAGGGGGAAGTAACATGCCATTCTTAATTCCATTGCTCGTAGGATTAGCCGGCGCCGTAGGTACTGGTGTCAGTGGGTACATGCAGTCAGAGGCAACCCGTAAAGCTGCAGAGGGTCAGAACTCGGCCAACTTGGCTGCCAACCAGGCTCAGATCAAGGCTGAGAAGGAAATGCAGCAGGAACAGCTGAAGCTTGATCGTGAACAGATGGCTCGTAATGAGGCTCTTCAACGGAAGGCTAATAACCTGTCTATTATGGGTTACAATACAGGTGCCGGGGCACAGAATGCTCCTCAGCTTAGAGGTACCCAGACAAAGATCATGGCTCCTACGATCCAGCCCGAGTCCACGGCCCTGGCTCAGGGTATTGCTGGTGGATTGACCTCGTTGGGTTCCGGGTTGAATTCGATTTATGAGAACCAGCAGCTTAGTGATGCTATCAAGAAGCTGTCTGTTGTGAATCCTAATCTGTTCAGTGAATCACCGGATGAAACTACTTCTTATGACGACGACTTATCGTCAACGTGGGGTTAAAAAATGAATATGATACACGGCCCTATGGGTCAACAAATGGTCGGTGCCCCGATTTCTGAACAGTCCGATGAAGCAGCCCGAATCCTGGCAGCCCTTAAGAAGAAGAACATTGATTCTGGTCCAGAAGCTATTCAGGCGATCCAGGCAGTGCCTGAGGTCCTGACCGGGAATGGGCCTGAGGATGTTATTGTCCGCGGTGCAGGGGATCTCCTTAGTGGTATCCAGAAGGGTGCCGGGGACTTTGCCCGTGGTGCTTCGGACTTTGTTAGTAAAAAAGAGAATGTCATGCCTTTGGCAGCTATTGTCCAGGCCGTAGGTAAGGGGTTTGGTGCAGCTGGTGGTCAACCGGTTACGGCTGGTCCTGTTGAGGAAATGCTGTCCAATGATCAGACCCGGCGTCAGAGGGCTATGGCCCAGCAGCTCGGGGAACAGAACACCCAGAATCAGCTTACTCAGGCTCAGAAAGTTGAACAGCTGCAATCGGAACTGGTGAAGATATCCCAGGACCCGAATATTCCGGAAGATCAGAAAGATGTCACCATGCTTAATAAGTACAAAGAGATCATGGGCTCTTCTGTACTTGGTGACGTTCTTAAAAAGAAAATGGAATCCGAGTTTGGTGGAGCTGGGGCATTGTCTGAGTCCGAGAAGGCAGCCCGGGACTGGGAAATGGTCAAGACCGGTAAAATGACGGTTCGTGATTTCATGGTTATACATCCTCAGGCTTTTACGTCTTACAGTACTCTGGACCCGGAAGGTCTTGCTGCTGCGGTGGAGAAACAGAAACTTATCTCTGCTGCCCAGAAATCCGGGGAATATACTCCAGGCAACATTGGTGGAGCAGTAAAAAAGGCTGGAGCAGTCAAAACTGTGGAACAGCAGATCGGTTCTACTGCACAGCAGAACGTTGGTGCGGCAGAAGTTAACCGGCTATCCGATACACAGCAAGGTATTACCATGCTGGACAATCTGGTTGAATCTTCTCCGTCGTTTAAGTCGTTAAGTAACTCGCCTTTGGATATCGCCCGTGTTATGAACCCGTGGGACGAGGATGTTAAATCTTTCGACCAACTCGTAGCCTCTACCCGCCAGGTGATTGGTAAAGGTCTTGAGGGTGGTGTTCTTCGAAAAGAGGACGAAGCTAAATATGCTAAGATCCTCCCGTCACTTGGAGAACCTATATCACTGAGACAGAAAAAAGCGACACAGCTTAGAAGCATGCTTGCTAATAAATACAACACGGATCTGCAGTCTCTTGGGTCAGCTAATTTCAAGACGGGAAAATTTGCTCCTGTCACTGCTAAGGTTTACGGTGAGGGTAACATTCCTTCGTTTGCTACTGAGGAAGAGGCCATTGCAGCTGGTGTTAAGATCGGGGAAACAGTTATTATTGATGGAGTAAAGGGAAGGATTAAATAATGGCTTTCATACCTGATGAACCGACTAAACCGAGGTTCGTGCCTGATGCCCCGGAACAGGGTACGAACCCTTTAGAAGCAGCAGCTCATGGCTTGGCTCAGGGTGTAACCCTAGGTCAGGGTGCCAAGGGTACGGCTATGGTCCAGGCCCTGATCGGGGGCATGTCTGGTTCGAATGTGCCTATTCCCAAGTTATATGAACAGTTCCGGGATGAGAATCTCGCTGAAGAAGAGAAATTAGCCGCGGGTAACCCTCTGGCCTATGGCGCCGGAGAGGCTGCATCGTATCTTACCCCTGGTGGGTCCAGTGCTTTGTATGGTAAAGCAGCAAAGAGTGCTGGGAATTTGATTAAAGGTACGGGAAAATTAGCTAAATATGGGAAAATGGCTGCTGGAGCTGCAGCAGGGTTCGGGTCAACCGGTGCCGCTCAGGAATTAGGTAATAAATGGACTGAAGAGACTCCTCTTGAGGTTCTTAAAGCTGGGGGTGTACAGGCCGGAGTAGGTGGATTAGTAGGCCCAGCCTCGGTAGCGGCAGCAAAGGGTTTAGGGGCCGCTGGTAAAGCTATAGGCAAGCAAGCAGCACCATGGCTGTCAGGGGTTCCTTTGCAGGCTATAAAAGACTACGTTAAAGGAGCAAAAACCCCTGGTTTTAAAGAGAATATCAAAGAAATTGTAGGAAATGAGCCTGCAATAGCCGAAAAACTTGCAGAAAGTGTACAAAAAACCAAAGAACATATGATTCCTGAGTATGAACAGGCCATGGAGAATCTTAAATCGATACCTACCGTCAATCAGTCAGGGGTTAGGAACGTTCTTGAGAAATATAAAAAATCTGAGGCCCCGGAGGATGAGGTTGTCGTAGCTAA